ATGCAATAGGGGGGTAGTTTTGCGAAGACCCCTCCCCCCTATCACATACAGCCCCGAGATTGAACTAACTGGACACCTGCCTGGTTGCCCTGGTATAGATGCCAAGAACATTCTCTCTTATGATCTCATCAATCCCTTGTTCAATAGCTAAGTCTTGGTCGGCATCCGAAATATTATCAGAAGTTTTAACAATCCTTGCAAGGAACGATGTAGTATGATAGCCGGCTCTTTCATCCCAGGCGTACCATTCATCAAATTGAGTGAAAGGATCAAATGGATTGTCCAACGTTGTTAACATTGATTCAGTAGCCATTGATTACTCCTTTCTTATATTGTTGTGAATGTGATATGCTATGCATTAAGCGACGCCTTCAATGTACTCAATGAGACACCTAGTTGATCAGCTACTTGTGCTTGAGTAGCACCACTAGCTAACAGGTTTCTAGCAACAGCAAGTCTATTTGATGTCATAAGACGAGGAGTCTTAGGTGTTGCTAACGTACGAACAATGTCTATGTTCGCTTTGGCTAGGATTTGATCTAATTGATTATGACTGATGGCGCCTGCTTGAATAGCTTCCCATTCACGGGGGGTGATCTCAATTTGTAGACGTTGAGCGCCTGTTCTGATACGGGCTTCAGTTAGAGCCTGATTCTTTATCTTTTTGACCGTCTCTTGATCCATGCCTGGGTTTGATTGACGACGTGCATGAATATTAGCTTGGGCTATAACCTGGGCCTGTCTTTCAAGTGGGCGGTTTCTTTCAGCCAGTCGGAGCTTAGCATTTAATGTTTCTACTTCTGTCTTGTAAGTCTTCTTAGCTAACGCATTGTACTTAAGGTTGGGTGTATTAACTGCTTCACGACGTGCTTGATTAGCAAGATCTTTCAATCTATTTGAATGATCTGCATACAATCGTTCTACAGTAGTACCAACACCATCGCCAGAGAGTAGGCTTCTTGCGTCATCAGTTATGGATAGACGTTCTACCTTAACAGTGGCATCGACTAGATTACCGTGTTTATCTCTAGTCTTTCTCCCTGTATTAACATACTCTCGACGCCCAGTCTCCTTGTCAATAGCACCACCAAGTTGAGCAGGACGGGCCTTTCTCTCAAGGATGGGGGTATCAGCACGAGCTCTAGAAATCAATGTTGATGCACCAGCAGTCTTTCTACCTTGGTACTTCTCTTTGAGTCCAGCAATACCATTATCAATAGCTGATTGCCTGTAGTTAAGTGAATGTTTTTCAGCATCAATTACTACCATTGAATGTCGAACTGCTCTAGCAAGATCGTTTGGTGCGGCGCCTTGTAAAGTCATGTCAGTGATAAGGTTAGAGACATTACCCATCTCAATACCTTTAGCACGACTAGATGGTGATCTACCACCATAGTCGACTTTCTTTTCTCTAGCGTTCCAAACACCGCCATCCATAGTCTTCATTCCATCATATGCTGGGTAAGATGATTTAGGATCGAAATCTTTAAGACCCTCGAGTGCAGGTTTGATTGAAATCTTACGTTGACTATCTGGGATGACAAGCACTGTATCACCATCAAAGTCAGCTCCAGACAATCTCTCAGCAACTTTAGGATGGATACCTATAGCAAACTCAGCGTTACCTAAAGCTTTGCGAGCACCTCTATGGCTGTTGTTAACAATCAGCTCTGGGATCTCGAAAGTTCCACCATGAGGATATCTGATTAACACAACTCTTTCTCCATCACGAAACGTGGGTGCATAGACTTGTGTAGGATTAATGTTCTCAATAGGTAGAATTACTTTCCATCCCTGACGCTTAAAGCCGGCTGCATCCAGATGCACAGCAGCAGAATCCGTTTCATCTCCAAAAGACTCAAGCAGTTTTTGCTTAACGGTTGGATTAGTAAGAGAACGTAGTTCTTCAAACTCTTTCTTACGACGTTCAAATGTCATTTCCAGCTGTGCTTTGATTAATGCTGGTCGTTGCTTTGAAAGCATTTGAGATGAAACGGAATCAGACCACTTCTCCCATGTAGCGTCTTCGTTGACAATATTCATTGCAGATGTAAGTTTTCCATTATCATCTGTAATTTGTCGACGAATGTTCGATCCAAAAGGGTTATTTGGTTGATGTTGAATCGCCTCTAACTTCTTCATTGCATCAAGTTTATTACCAGTATCACTCTTATTTGTATTAAAGAGTAGATCTACTCCATCTGGCATATCTGGCTTGTAAACAGCCATTCCCTTTAGATAATGACTATCTCCAACTTGAATACGAACCTGAGCATAACGTGATCCACCAAGTGAGATATCTTCTACGCCCTCACGAACATAGATAACGCCATCAGATTGAGATCCACCATCTTCTTTATACCGAACTCCAACACGATCTAGCCTTACAGACAAGGGTGGTTGAAGTTTACCATTGTATGTTTCACCACCATCTTCAGAAAAGTCAACCATCTGTTGAAGTTTATCTCGATTAGCCCAAACATCTTCTCGAGTTACACCAGGAGGTGTCAATACTTTGAATTCTGTCCTTAGTCCTGTCGCTACTTGAGGAAGATGCATGTCATGAACTTCATATCCTTGTTGCTTCAACAAATACAAAGCAGTTCCCATACGAGTAGCACTAACACCGACATAATTTTCAGTGCCAGTACCAACATCGAGATAACCAACTTCATCGACACGATCTTTTAGTCGTGATGCAGTTGTCTCAACGATGTTTTCTTTACGGGTCTCAGCTTGCTTGAGATATGATCTGACTGTTGCTTCAGGTAGTTGTACTCTTCTACCAATCTCAGAAGGACCAACGCCTTTTTCACGAAGACGAACTACTTGATTGATTTGATCTTGTTTTACCGCATTGCGTGCTACAGATCGTGCCTGACGAAGTTCAGTTGTTGATTTGAACCCCATACCCTTAGCAATCTCTTTTTGACTAAGACCTTTCTTTTCAAGGTCTGTAATATATCCAAGAAGATCTTGATTTCGAGTTGTAGTTTGTTCATCTACAACATACCCACCAGAACCCCAAGGATACCGGCCTGAATGTCTGGGGGTACCGTAGTGAGCAAGATAATCTTGTTCATCAAGAATCACCACATGTCCTCCTCTTGTTTAAAATCCTCGATCATCTTGTCTTGCCAAATAATAGTTTCCATAATATCAGCAATTTCATCTGGATCAGGATTGTAGCGTTGAATTTCGCCATTCTGATAAATACGAAGTTCAGTCTTAATATCATATGGAGAGACCGCATATTCAAGACAGAATAGTGCAGCATAAACTTTCAACTGATCCATTGATGTGCGACCGATACCAGTTTTCAAATCATGAATGCGTAATTGTCTACGACGAAAACACATTGTGTCTGGAGTACCAAAACAATTATCTGAGTAATAGAGTGGTTGCTCTACCGACATTTTGTATTTGATACCATCAGATACATACATAGCTAATGTACTATCATCACTTCTTGAAAACCCGACACCAAGTTTGATTGCATTATGCGCAAGATCATGAAGTGACGTGCCACGAACAGAAGCTTGTCTAGATGTCCAACGAGCTCTTAACTTCTGATCATCATACCTAATCCACGAATATGCACTAGGGCTCAGAAACGCATGCTGACCCGCAATTGTTGAATGTGTGTTGAAGCGCATTCATTACCTCTTCTTCATTTCCAGGATGCACGATACTTGCATACGACATTGAATCAAATTTATCAATGTAGTAAGACTGATTAGGCTCCATTGGTGCAGTCGCTGAAATCTTGACTTCCAATTTAGCCCAACACCTGTTGAAAAAGATGGTGAGATCAGGAATACCTTGTAGTCTACCGGCATCACCACGTTCAATATGGCAGCCAGGAAACCGTTCCTCTATTCGTTTTACAAGTTCACGCTGGTATTTCGATTCTCTCATAGTAAACCTCGCAAAACAATATAAGGTGAATTTAGACATTCCCTTCATTACATACCATGTTTTTCATACAGGTTTGTACTTACACCATCTCAAACCGTTCATGAGTCGGAAAGCACGGGTCTCCCATCACAATCGAGCGACGAATGTCTTTGAAGAGAAGTCCGTTGGTGATGGCGGCCTCATAGACGTCCATATACCGCTTTCCTGACCCGATATCTCTAATTGGCCCGATGTGTGCGTTCTCATTAATAGTAGAGAACTGATGGGAGTATTCCCAGGCGAACCAACGAGGACGCCACGCCAAGTTATCGGCTCTGTTATTGGTTCTGTCACCGTCCAAGTGTATAACTGTATCACAGACCTCATCTCTCTCATGTACGAATGCTTCCGCAACCATGACGCTAACGGATCGGGTATGCTGTCTAGTTCCTCTAACAAGGCCAATCTTCACCACTCCTTGGGTCGTTTTACTTTGTGACATCCACCTACCACTCGTAGCATTCACTATATCACCATGATTACTAATCAAGTAGTTTGGAAATTCATGTAAGGGCTTCCACTCTAATTCCATCCAAATTCCTCCAAGTCGAAAAACCTTCAAAATAAGTAATAAGTACAATGTGTTTCGACATAAAGTCCTTGAGTAGACGTCACTTTGTACTTATAATCTAAAAAATATCCACGATTAATAAATAGGTACAATGTACACACTACTCAAGGACTTTATGTTCAAAAGGTTAATACTTATTACTTATTCTGACGTTTTTCGACATTCTAGATTTTTCCGTACTTTTTATCCATCCAATCTTCACTAAAGTCCTGGTCAGAGGGCATATTTGCCTTAACCCAAGCACCCTCATTAAAGATCTTTTTATGACTAATCGCGTTCCGAATGCTCTTATCGATAGCCGAATTACTCAGAAATATGTAGTAATACAGTTTAGTGAATGGTGTGTCAAGCCTGTCAATGCGTCCCATAGACTGCTCAAAATCTCTATACGAATACGTCAAACTATAGAAGCAAACAGCATCAGAAGTAGTACAATTCCACCCCTCAGCACCAGCTCTGTACTGTGTTAGATACACCCAAGAGTCAGAAATTGGTACCGATTCGTGCTTGTGGCCATTCCATTCAGCCCACTCTATACTTTCTGCAGACAAGTGTTTCCTCAATATATGCAACTCGTAATCGAAGTTGTAGAACACAACTACCTTCATATGTCGCTTCAATATATTCGTTAGTTCCAAGAGCCGACATGAGTCTGAATTTACAATGCGTCTCATCACACGGAACATCTCTGAAGCATCCCTCAAGGGCCGATTCTCGTAAACATGCCATCTTTTTTTCACCACCTTATCCATGAGGTCTTGATCAAAGTCACACATTACATCGATTTTGATACGCTCTGTATGTTTTACATAAGGCATCTCAACTAGTAACATATTTCGGTATTGCTCAAGAAGATCTACATGTAAGTATTTAACTATCTTTGGGTATTTAGCAAACGGAGCGTAGACAACGTGTTCCCGTTTGAATTGGGTCGCGTTGCGAAATAAACCGTTAGCCACGAATGCCGGGACGTAATCCAGCCAAGTGTCTCCTGGAGTAGCTGATAGGAGTATCCATCTATTACGACGGGCGATTCGTTGGAATGACTTAACCCAAGCTCCACTTCCCACAACTCTTTGCTCGTCGAAGATGAAGAAGATCTCTTCTCTATCCTCATATTTCGCAATGTTATTCCAAGAGTCGACTGTAAGTCCTCCACCAAACGGGCTAGATCCATCAGTGGAGATTCCGAAACGGGCAAAGTCGCGTTGCCAATCGAGTGTATCGCGCTTTTTCGCAGTCGTGATAACAATGACATCAGTCAGTTGCTCCTTCAGTAAGTAATACCCAATGGCGGTAAGAGATTTCCCTACTCCTACGGCGCCCACCAATATCTTCCCATTGGAAAGGTTCTCTATTGCCTCCTTCTGATGAGGCATCAGAGTTGCTTGGAGTTTCTCTAGCATTGGTTCTGGCATCAAGTCCCTCCTTTAAATATCTAAACTCACCCATCATCAAGTCCTAAACATTCATAAATGTTACTATCAACTGCTCGCCAATAGTGTTCTGGATGAGTATGAAAATCTCCACAATATCGAATATCACCAAATCCAATTCCATTAGGATTAGGCCTTTGGGTTTCGCTCGTGTCGGCTAATTGGACCCCCAAAGCAAAAGTAGCCCTGCATAGAATATGAGAGAGATGATCGTCAGATCTGTCACCAGCCAAGTAGGCAAATGTGTGCATAAGGAGGTGATTGAGATGATCTTGAACAGATATAAGCCGCCAATTATCAGCACCGTATTTTTTCGCTCCATGGTCCAACACCTTTGCCATTTCGAACATTGCTTTAGCGTCAATAAGGTCAAATCGTACGTCTACTCGAGATTGCCTACCGCCTTCAGAGTTCTCCGTCATCGGCGCATCTGGCGAAACGATATCAGATATATCACTCATGGGGCCACCCTTCCGAAACTATTAAATGCTGCGTGTGTAATCGGGAACAATTCTTCAAAGTAACCTTCAATACGATTAGCTACTTGGTTGATTTCGTACATAGGGAATGACGGAAATGTAGATCCTTCAACCTTTGTACGAAGAGACAAGAAGTGCATAATGCTTCTGGGGTTCATAGTCACATATGCTGCTGAATAGATAGAAACCGGAAGACACATGCGCGCCACTTCTTTAGCGATACCATAATCAAGTTGAATTTGATATGCTTTCCAAGCCTCTTTGTAACTGCTACTTAAATTGAGATACATATCATTGTATTGTTCTTTAGTCCCTGGCACAAAATCGTATGCTCCAGCCTTTCCAACCTGAACAAGATTTCTTTCAGAATTAGGCATATAGAATACAGGAGCAAGCTCCATATAGCGCCCTGATTGCTCGTTATAACTGATTCCAATACGGTGACGCATAAACTCACGCCAGACAAAGAT